AAAGACTTACTATGTTCTTACAAACTGCACAAAGTCCTGCTATTGCACCGTTTGTTAAAATATCTAAATTGGTTAGTGAACTTGCCTACAGCTTAGACCTCGACCCAGATGAAATTCTGAATGACCCAGAGGAAGCAGCTATCATGGCACAAATTATAGGAATGCAAAATGCTCAACAAAACACAGGCGAGGAAACTGAACCCGGTAGTCAACAACCAACAGGTATGGGAGGTCTTACAGGAACACCTGTCCAACCTCAAGACCTTGGAGCTACAGGCACTGGCGGTGGCAACATCGGAATCGGAGATGTTCCGGTTGCAGGGGAGGATAGCTTCTCTGGCACGGTTGGAATCCCTACCGGAGCAGGTTAAAGAAGCTTTAAAAAGGATAGAGGAATAGTATGGCTAAAAGCGAATATGATAAAAAAGAAGAAGCTAGAATAGCAAAAGCTTTAAATGAGCCTAACATGCTTGATAAAGATATTATGCCTGAAAAAGAAATATCTTCTATAGAAGAAATTAGAAATCAAGGGGTAAAAGATTCAGCAGGTAGAATGTTATCAGCTTTAAAAAATTTAAAAACTAGAGATGAAGCAAAGGCTGTAATATTTAAAAATAATCCTGATGTTAAAAAAGAAGATGCTGACAAATTAATTATAGAAGTAATGGTAGAAAATAATAAAAAGAAAAAAATGATGAAAGGTGGATTAACTGGTGGTCAAAAAGAATTAGATAAAAATAATGATGGTGATATTACTGGTGAAGACTTTGCAATGTTAAGAGAAGGAAAGCAAGACGGTGGTATGTTAATGGATGACCAAATGACAAACATGATGCAAACAGAAGAAACACCTGACATGGGAAATCAAATGGCAGATATGATGTCACCAGTTGCAGAAACTGCCGAAGAAGAATTACAAGAACAACAAGCAATAGAAGAGTCTCAAGTTCCAGATGAAATGATGGAAGATAACTATTTAGACTTTTTAATAGATGAAGCATTAGATGAAAATGAAGAAGAAATGCTTATGCAAGAATTAGAAGCAAACCCACAACTTAGTATGTTATTCGACAAAGTTATGGAAGTTGCAATGGAATTTTCAGGTTCTGGACCAGTTGATGGTCCGGGGTCAGAAGTCTCCGATAGTATACCTGCAAGGTTATCTGATGGAGAATTTGTCTTTACTGCAAAAGCTGTAGATGTTATCGGAGCAGACAATTTAATGTCTATGATGAAACAAGCTGAAGCTCAAGCAGAAGAAAGACAATTAGCTGCTAACGGTGGTGAAATAGAAGAAGAGACTGGTCTTACTCCTATGCCTGTGGAAACACCGGCTGTAAGACAAGACATTAGAGTTACAAAAGAAACGGTTGGTTCTCAAGCAGCAATGCAAGAAGAAAGCGACTTAGTTGATGATGAACTCAAAAAGTCTATGCTTTCTACTAGACCCTACGTTAGAAGTTAAAAGCAATAAAGCTACCCTAGCAATAGGCACTTTATTATATAATAACAACCGAAAGGCGACCTTTACAAACAAGCCCTCTAGTCGACATAGAGCTACCTTGTAAACAAAGCCCTGATTAGGAGGATAGAAAATGACTGAAGAAGTCTTAAAAGAGGAACAAGCAAATCCTTATAACCAAAAAAAAGCTTGGCATACTGGTGAAGATAAACCTTTTAAATCAAGTAACGAAATGTTTTTTGAAGAACCTACAAATGAAAGTAACGAAGTTACAGAAGTTGTAGCAGAACCTCAAGAAGCTCGTCAGGAAGAAGCTAAAGAAGCTCCTTATAAAAAGCCTGATTATAAAAAACGTTATGATGATTTGAAAAAACATTATGATAGTAAACTTAATGAGTTTAAGTCAAGGGAAGAAGAACTGCTAGAAGAAGCTACTAAAAATAGAACTGAATATACAGCTCCAAAAACCGAAGAAGAACTTGAACAATTTAAAACACAATATCCTGATGTTTATGAAGTTGTAGAAACAGTTGCTCACATGCAAAGTGAATCTAAGGCAAAAGTTCTAGAAGAACGTCTTAGTAAACTCCAACAGCGTGAAGTAGAAATATCACAACAAGAAGCAGAAAAAAGGTTAATGGAAAGACATCCTGATTTTGACGATGTTAGAAACAGTGATGATTTTCACAGTTGGGCAAAAGAACAGCCTAAGTCTATCCAAGATTGGATATACAAAAACGCTGACGATGCTGACTTAGCTAGTAGAGCTATAGATTTGTTTAAAAAGGATATAGGCTTGGAAACTCCGAAAAAGAAAAAGTCATCTTCTAAACAGACTAAATCTGCTGCGGATATGGTTTCAACTAAAACAACTACTGTTGAACCAACGCAAGAGAAAATATGGTCTGAAAAGGAGATTGCTGCAATGAGCATGGCTGAATTTGATAAGCACGAAAGTGAAATTAGTGAAGCAATGCAACAAGGCAGAATCATTAAATAAACTATAAAACACAGGAGAATATCCCATGGCTCAATTTTTTGAACCCTCAACGGATACTGATGCTAACTTTGCAAACTCCGTCAGTGGACAAACTAATAGTTTTTTCCTACCTTCGATTTATTCTAAAAAGGTTTTAAACTTTTTCAGAAAGTCTTCGGTAGTTGAAGCTATCACTAACACTGATTACGCTGGAGAAATATCAGCGTTTGGAGACTCTGTAAAGATTATCAAAGAGCCAGTAATTTCTGTATCAGCGTATACTAGAAATACTGACACAACACAAACTAAACTAACAGATGCTGAAGCTTCTTTAGTTGTTGACTCGGCTAATGCTTTCAAATTCATCGTTGATGATATTGAAACTAATATGTCTCACGTTAACTTTAAAGAAGTCGCTACTTCATCAGCCGCTTATGCTCTTAAAGATGCATACGATGCTGCTGTCTTAGTCGAGATGTTTGCTGGTTGTTCTGCTTCTTCACCTAATCACATTTTAGGTGCTGACAGTGCAACTGACTTAGGTGCAGGAGTCTTTGATGGCTCTGGTGCTGCTGACATCGGAAGTGGTGGGTCTGAGACTGACCCTCTAGACTTAATGGCTAGAATGGCTAGACTATTAGACGAACAAAATGTACCTGAAGAAGGTAGATGGTTCGTTGCTAGTCCTGACTTCTATGAAGTACTAGGTCAATCATCTTCTAAATTGCTGTCTGTAGACTTCAACGCAGGTCAAGGCTCAATTAGAAATGGTTTAGTATCAAGTGGTAAACTTCGTGGATTTGACATGTACAAATCAAACAATATTGCTGCAGTATCTAATGCTGCTGGTAAATGTTTGGCTGGACATATTTCATCTACAGCTACTGCACAAACTATTCTTTCAACAGAAGTGTTGAGAGACCCAACTTCGTTTGGTGACATAGTTCGTGGATTGCACGTATACGGAGCTAACGTCTTAAGAGACGAAGCTTTAGTTTCTGCATTCTATGGTATTGACTAATACTAAATTTGGGGAGGTCTTCGGACCTCTCCTTTTTTATAAAAATTAAAAAGGATAATAAAATAATGTACGGTAAAGATAAAGATAAAAAGAAAAAAATGATGTATGGCGGAATGGCTAAAAAGAAAATGATGAAAGGCGGAAGAACTATGTATGGACATGGTGGAGAAGTAATGCCTAAAGCTAAACCTTGCTAACATGAAAGTTGAAGCACCCAAAGGCTACCATTGGATGAAAGATGGTAAAGGTTACAAGCTTATGAAACACACTGGAAAGTTTGTTAAACATAAAGGAGCTTCATTAAAAGCAGATTTTAAAATACAAAAAATTCATAAAAAATAATGGCAACAACTTATTTAGATTTAACTAATGAAATATTAAGAGAACTAAACGAAGTTCCTTTAACATCTACAAACTTCGCAAGTGCTGTAGGCTTACAACAATTTGTAAAAGATTCTATAAATAAATCTATATTTGATGTGGCTAATGAAGAACCACAACTACCTTTCTTTGCTGCAGGATTAAGCGGAGCAACAGACCCTTTCTATGGAAATACAACTGTAGCTTCAGTTATCGGGCAAAGATGGTACACACTAAAAGCTGATAGTTCTAGTTTAACTACAGACTTTGCTTCGATTGATTGGGATGACTTTTATATTACTACAATAAATGTATCAGGTGAAGCAGCTCCATTTGTTTCTAAAGGTTTAAAACATATTAATCTTGAAGAGTGGCGAAGATTTTTAAGAGATGCTGAAAATGCTGACGATGCAAATACTCAAGCTTATGGTGAACCTAGATATGTATTTAAATCACCAGATAGTAGAAAGTTTGGGTTAAGTCCAATACCGGACAAAGTTTATAACATACATTTTTATGCTTTTAATAGACCAACAGCATTAAGTGCTTTTGGTGACGAAATAGTTTTTCCCGAACAATACAGTAATGTAATTACAGCTAGAGTTAGATATTATGTTTGGCAATTTAAAGAAAGCCCACAACAAGCTGCTTTTGCTTTAGAAGATTACAAAAAATCATTAAAACACATGAAGTCAAGTTTAATTAATCCTACCCCAAGAACTATGGTAGATGACAGACTTTATTATTAGGAGATATAAATGACAACTAAGATTCCACCAGAGTTAGTAGCCGACCAAGTTATAGGTCGTAGAAACCTTATCATTAATGGTGATATGCGAGTAGCTCAAAGAGGTACTAGTACAACAACTAATGGTAGTTATACTTGTGACAGATTTTACAACGACTATAATGGTGGTACGGTAACTTATGCACAATCTGCTTTAAGCAGTTCAGATACACCTTATTCACATGGCTTTAGAAGTGCTGTAAAAATTACTAATACTTCTGCTGGTAGTGATGCTGCAGCTAACTATGTAAGATTTCAACAAAAAATAGAAGCAACAAATTTAGCTAACAGCGGTTGGAATTACACTTCGGCAACTTCTTTTGTTACTTTAAGTTTTTGGGTAAAAAGTAGTTTAGCAGGAACTTACGCAATACAGATATACAATGTAGATTCTGGTGCAAAAAGTTATTCTTTTGAATTTACACTTTCTGCAAACACTTGGACAAAAGTAACTCATGCAATTAAAGGTGACTCTGGTGTTGTTATAAACGATGATAGTGGAGAGGGATTAGGTGTGCATTTTTTTGTACATGCAGGAACAAATTATTCAACTTCTGGGCATACAAACGAGGCTTGGCAAACTTATTCTGGTTCAGACCAAGTAAAAGATTATGGTCAAAGTTGGTCTGCTACAGCTAGTGCAACTTTTGAAATTACAGGAGTTCAGCTAGAAGTAGGCAGTCAAGCCACTCCTTTTGAGTATAGAAGTCTTACAGATGAAATAAATTTATGTCAAAGATACTACGAGCAAAGTTGCGGTATAGAAAAAGACATGAAAACAACCACTGATTATTATGCTTCAGCTACTGCTGAAAAATATAATTATCAAGGTTTTACCGCTTACAATAATGGTCTTGGTTATGTTCCAGCTACAAGCTATCGTATACAAAAAAGAATAGTACCTTCAGTAACCTTACATACTGGTACTGGATTAGTTTCAGGTAGTCCTACCGCTAATCAAGTTCTAGTATACAGAGGAGGTACTTGGGCTTATGGTGCAGGTAGTTATACAGGATGGGCTAGTAGTGAAGCTAGTTTAAGTTTTCATGTTACTTATCCTTCAATAAGTGGCGGACAAGAAACTACTTCGCAATTAATTTTATATGGTTGGGTAGCAGATGCGGAGATATAATTATGAATGAAATGAACATTACGTCAGCAAAATATATAAAAGAACCTACATTAGGCATAGTGTCTACTATAAAAGCTACTATAGACGATGAGGAATTATTTGTTCCTCTAGCAGAAGGCAACAGACACTATGACGAAATCATGCGACAAGTAGAAGCTGGTGAATTAACTATAGAAGAAGCGGATTAAAATAGATGGCTAAAAGTCAACCATATACCGTAGCATGTGCAGGAGGTCTAGTTACTTCATCAAATGCTATTGACTTACTTAAATCTCCCGGTGTAGCAACTGAGTTAAAAAACTTTGAAGTTTCTACCAAGGGTGGTTACAGACGTATCAATGGCTTTA